TGTTCGAGTAAAGCGATCAAAAAGACCTTCGTTATCTTCAAACTTCCGAAGATCCGCTGCCGCCCTAGACGCCCTTAAGTTTTCCGCAGACACTGTGTTCTGCAGTTCTGCCAATTGACTCTCAAGTAATGATCTTTCAGCTTTTAGGTCGGACTCCCTTTTGTTTCTAGCAGCAATCTGCGCCTGCAGTTCCTCGCCAGACAATTTGACTTGTGTGGTCTGCCCGTACGGCCCAGTACTTATCGTCTTAGTAGTTTTCAGAACACCAGCTTCCGATTTCTCGAGTCTTCTAGTAGCCTCTGCAATTGCTTCTTCTGTACGAACAAGTGAGTCTGATTGAGCTCTACCTAGTTCAGCTTCTAACTCTGCTCTAGTTTTGTAGGTGGAGTTTACGACTGCGTCAACTTCTGCTTGCGTCATACCTACCGTGCTGCCATCGCCTAATTTTTCAATCAACGCCTCGCGAGCAGCTATTGTTTCTTGAATTTTTGCTACTTTGCCTGTTGCCTTTCTTGCCATGGTTTTTTCTGCGTCTATAAACTCTCGCTGAATATAACCAAGTCCTGAGTATAATAAGGAACCTACTCCGCCCATTATCGCGCCGATCATCAGACCGCCTGGGCCAAACATCATTCCGATCGTTGCTCCTGCCAAAGCGCCTTGACCAACTCCACCTAACATTTGCCAGAAGCCTGGGTCTGTCTTAGCATTAGCAAAATCCGCTTCCGTATAACCACCCATCTCTTTCATGATAGTTTTACCGAGCATTGGCAATAATAAACCAGTAGCTGCTAATAATATACCACCAAGACCAAAACCAATTTTGCCTTTACCAAAGAACCCTTTACCACTTGGTACTTTCATATCGCCAGCATTCATGGCCATTTTACCAACGCCAAGACCAATACCCGTTGTAATATAATCGGGCATTAATGCGGATAAACCAGCAAAGCCAAGAAGACCTGCTCCAAGAGTTGATAGCCATGGATTATCTACTACAAACGAAGATACCGAAGAAAGACCTGCTCCAATACCTTCCCAGTTTATAGAGGTAAGAGTATCGCCAACTTTTGAAAGACCTTTACTGAATCCCCCATCAAACATCTGATCTAGTGCACCACGAATTATTTGAAATCCTGCGTATCCAAGTAAACCGTATTTAACAATATTCATCTTATTGTCTTTTACGATATTGAATAATCCGCCTACCTTCCCAGGCTTATTCCTTTCGGCGTCTTCATCTGATTTAGCTTTAGCAATTTTGTCCTGTGCAAGTTTTTCTTTAAGAACTCTTGCTTCTTCATCCATGTTATCAATTTGCATTTCAGCAGCTTTAGTTTGTAGATCAACATACTCACTAGATAATCCAAAGCTTCCAGCGATATCAGCAATACGGCTTGCATCTGTTTTTGATTCTACAATAGCACGACCAACCATTTCAGTCACAGACTTGTTTAGTTGTCCAACACCATCGTTTATGCTTTTAAACACGTCACCGAATTTTGCGATATCTATTTTGACTGATTTTATAGAGTTAGTTCCACCCTGCCGTAAGAGCTTGCCCTCATTTACGAGCTTATCTATAATAGCCTGTGTTTCTTCGCTGACCTGCTTCTTCTTTGCCATTTATCCTACTCTTTATGCGTTGTCTTTTTGTGATTCTATAAACTCAAGTAACATGTTAAAATACAAATCTCTTTCATACGGCATAAGGTTTTCAATTTCAGAAATTGACCACTTATGATGTTGTACTAACGCAAATATCATTTTATAGAAATGGCTGAGACTAATATGACTCAGCCCTAGATAAAAAAACTGCGTACGCCTTCAATAACGAATGTTTGTTCTTTACCTTTACTATTTGTATATTTTAGTTCGTGTCTTAACTTCGGTAATGTTTCAAAGAATCTCTGAATTTTTTTGATTGAACCACCATCTAGGTTGTCCATGAATTCGTCAATCTCTTCTCTACTGTATTCTGTAAAATCGTGTACTTCATCATCTGATGCTAACTTATCTAAACATGAACACATGATATAGTAATTTGTTAATGGATCTTTTTCATCCATTGTTAATACCTGAGCAAATTCTTCAATCGTTGGATGCTTTAGAAATAGAACGTATTCTTCGTTGATTCTTACATCCATTGAATGAGTCTCATCTCTTATACATTCAACGTCATCAAGATTTAGTTCTAAATCTACCGATTCATCCGTATCAGGATCTCTAATTGTAAACTTAGTTAAATTGTCAACTGAATTAGAACGCAGCTTTAAAAATACGTATTCTAAATCAATCATTGCTAAATCTTCTACTCTACCTTCAACCATACAATTGTTAAGAATCTGTTTAATTGCCATCAGCTCTACAACTACATCGTTTTGTTCTCCAGCTATTAAAAGAATCTTTTCTTCTTTAACTGTGAACGCTCTTACTTTTATTTTTTCTCCACTCGATGGCAAGATAATCTGCTGCATCGGTAAATCAATTTTTGGTAAAGCCATTATATACTCCGTTAATTATATTATATGTTATCGCTCAAGGATCCGAATGAATCGCCTACTCTGTTTAGTTTATTTATCGCGTCTTGAATATTTTGTGGTCGGCCATCTTTTAGAACACCTCTTACAGTATCAGCAAACCCAGCTACATCTCCAAGGATATCTAAAAGACCTGCACCTCTGCCTGACCCAGGGCTTGCGCGTTTATCACCAGAGAAGTAGATATCTTCAATCGAGAAAGATACATCAACTGTCATAAACGAATCGTTATCATCCCAACCTAAACTAATAGGACTTACTTGAGTTGGAAAGGCTTTAATACATGTTGCTTCGTAAAAATCAAAGAACTTACCATTTGTTGAATAGTGTTTAATACCAAGGTCGCATGAATAGTTACTTTTAAATCCGACTTCGTGTGGAAGCTTGCTACCGTATTCAGCGAATGCACCATTCTTTTTACTAAAGTTAGCAACTTCACGTATCCAATTATGAAAGAAGGTTAGCGCGTGATGCTCGCTATCAACCATGAACGTACATACAATAGGACCAGGGTTAGTAACGTTTTGTGGAAACGATTTCGCCATCTGACCAACATAGTCTGCTGTTACTTCGTTAATGATTACACCAGGGATTGAAACGTTAGTACAAAACATACTAAATTCTCGAGTACCAAAGTAACCATTCGAATGACTTCTTTTAGGATTGGTCATTGTAACCTCAAAAAGATTTGGCCTTGCTGCGCCTCCTAGTCTTTCAAAAGTTGATTTAAACTTACTTATATTAAATGCCATTGGTTTAACCTTTTATAATTCTTCTCGAGTCAGACCAAACTTTCGCTGACCCAGCTTTCTGGAAACTTTGTACTGGTAGGAATAATGCAGTGTCCCACTCAGATGCTTCGATTTTAATAAATCTAGACCTAACGTGCGAACTTAAATAATGTTTAACACAAGGAGCAAATAATCGAAACTTCGAAGATGCTGCTAACAATTTGTAATTCATTGCTAGTTTTGTCTTTTCATTATAATTGCTATCGGTAGTTAAAGTATATAACGCATCCATCAGTTGTGCTCTAAGTTGAGGTGGCAAGTAATGCATGTTTAATCCAAGTATACCACCCTTTGCTTTATTTATTGGAAAAATGAGTGGAAACCTATCGTAATACGGTAATGTTTCTTTATGTTTAGGATCGTATTCAAAAAAGTACATTGAACCAATAAAAGCAGAACCAGTTAGTCTTGCCTTTGCTCTACCCTTATCTTTAGTATTCAATAAGGTCTCAGCGGTAATCTCTTTACCTGCCACTGTCTTAGCTTGCTTACGATACCATTCTATCGACTGCTTTGAGCGACCAGGGAGTTCCCCACGTCTAACGCCCTTTGCCAATATGTCTGAAAAAAGTGTTGCCATATTATTTTCCGTAGATCTCTTTTTCTGTCATGAGTGTAAATAGCCAGCCTCGGTCTGCACAATATGCCCTTGCTGCTTTCCATTTGGCATCGTTTACACCCCAAGTTTTAACTTCGTTTAAGTATTTTCTCGATACTCTACCAGTTTTCGTTTTATTCTTATTAGACGGATTAGGTGGTCGACACTGTCCACTTGGTTTAATCTCAATCATAATAGTTTGTGTCTTGTTTAACCCATCCTTTTTATGTACAATGACATCTGGAAAGTATCTATGAATTCTACCGTCAACTGGTGAACGATAAGGAACAATAACTTCTTCAGATTGCCACCAAATAACATCTGGGTGTCTATCTACCCATCTAAAAACCTTCGCTTCCCACAATGATCTGTAAATGATCTTGGTTGGATCACCTTTATACTTGTGTGGATTTGCCGGTCTGAATTTACCGCTATATGCCATAATGAATTTCCGTTCTAATTGTATAAATAACTAAATAAATATCCGTATACCATATTTATCAAAACAAGCGGACTAGGAAAGGAAAAAACAATAATGGCAAGACCAGAAAACTTTATGAAAGAAAGGCGAGGATTAGATTTCTCACGCCTTTCATTTCCAGCCGCACCATACCCACACTCTATACAATTTATATTTAAAAAGTATGATTATAACGAGTTTGTTCGTAGTAGCAAAACTGGTAATTTAAATACCGGTAATGGTGACGACGCATCAGAATCAACTCAGTGGGCAAACGCTAACGCAAGAGCAATGCGACCACAGGAAAAATCATCAAAGGTTATTGAATTGCCAATGCCGGCAGATTTAGTTGATAACACAGGTCTTTCTATTGATGGCTTTGAACGTAGCATGTTGGAAACCGCAGCAAGTGATATAGTTGGTGGCAAGGGCGCAGGTATTGGCGAAATGCTACAGGGTCTTGGGGCGATTGGAATACAGGCATTCAACGATGATGGTGGACTTGACGCAAATGGGAAACAGAAGGTAAGCGATGGTAGCAGAGCAAAGTTAACGAAAATGCTAGGTTTGGTCGCAGGAAGTCTCGGTACTGCATTTACAGAATTAGGTAAACAAAAAGTTGCAGAATTAGCAGGGTTTGGTAATAGTGTTAATACTGTTAGAGGTTCAGCAACCAATCCACAAAAGACATTATTTTTTAATGGTGTTGATCTTAGATCGTTTGATTTTAGTTTTTCATTATTCCCAGAGAGTCCTGAAGAAGCTGACACCATAAAACAGATTATCAGAGAAATTAAATATCATACATTACCTAAAATACAATCGCTTGCGGCTGATCCAACTGGTGATGCAGGCGCTGCTCTAGGTACTGCGTTCTCTAAAGCATTCTTAGAATATCCAGCAGTTGTGTTTATTAATCTATTAGGTGTTGACGAATCACACTTTACAAAATTCAAACCGTGCATGGTTAAAGGATTTAATGTTTCGTACGGTGGCGCAGGTAATGCAACAATTGCAGAAGGCGGAGTACCTGCTCAGGTCGATTTTGCATTGTCATTACAAGAAATAGAAATACAAACCGCTGAAGATTACGCACCAGTAAGCACGGAAGGATAAGAACATGGGCATGAAATATTTCGAGAATTTTCCGATCATAAATTACGAAGGTAGACGTGTAAGAGATATTACTCGAAGAGCGTCGTTCGTTGGGGCAGTTAAGAACAACCCTTACGTGTATTATCCTTATACCGTTAAAGAAAACGAAAGAGCTGAAGATATCGCATTATCATATTATGGTTCTGTAGATTATATTTGGTTAGTGTATATGGCAAACAATATTATAGATCCTTATTACGAATGGACTATGAGTGCACAAACCTTTAACGATTACTTGGTATCAAAATATACAGAAGAATCAGGCAGGATTGGCGAAGATGTCATTGATTGGACAAAAGACACCTCAATTGATGAAAACATTTTGTATTATATAAAAACAGTTTAGGAATTAGCAAATGGCAGTTGATAGTATTATCTTAGCACCGGAATCTTTCCGAACAATTTATCTTCGTCGTGAGGATCGCGTGATTATGCGAACTGAACGTGGACAGAAGATTATTATTAAAAGAATCGTTCCTGACGATTGGGTTGCTTATCGCGTATTTGAACACGAAACATTAATTAACGAAAATAAGAAAGAGATATTCTTGTTTGATAACACGTACACAAATCAATTAACTAGTCAGTTCAAAGCAAGCGTAAGTAATCAATAATGGAAACATTTAACCCTGGGTATTGTACAATTGAAGGAGCTTCGCTTGTATCACACGCAGGTGAATCAGTTGACATCTCTACAATGATAAATGCTCTTATAATACAACAGAGTATGGGTCAACTGTCTTACACAGTTAATATTGGTGTACTTGATGCTGTTGGTTTATTACATAACTTTCCAATTAGAGGAGAGGAGATAGTATACTTAAGTTTAAGATCACATGACTTACAAACTAAGATATCATTAAAGCTCAGATTAACTGCGGTTGAGAATCTTGTGCAGCAAGGTGAAAAGACTGCGTATACAATTATATGCGTTTCCACAAGTTCCTACGATGCAAGTCTTAAAAATGTTATAACCGCGTTTAGAAATAAAAGTGCTGGGTATTGTGCAACGCAACTATTTAAAAAGAACTATGGTAAGATAACCAAAAGCAATGTTGCTGGTACCGCCACCGTGTATAAATTTGATAAAGATAAGGAAAGATTATTCGTTGCCGAAGAAACTGAAGGCGCTATGCGAGTAACAATTCCAGATTACGCACCTGGGGCTGCAATGAACTTTCTTGCTACTAAAGCATACAGTAGGAAATCATTATCTTCGATGTTTAGATTCTTTGAAACAATTAAAGGATACTTTTGGGTAACCGACGAATGGTTATTACAAGAAGGTAAAAAGGCTGGTGCAAAAGCTTTACACTACGCGCCAGGGACTGCGGTTCCTTTAGATCCAAGAGAACAAATATCAATTACACAAAGTGTAGAAAAGTTAGATTCAAGTTCTCATATTAATACAATGTTAGATATAGATGGGGGTGGTTATAAAAACACTGTCATTGAAATTGATTTAACTCAACATACGAAAACTGTTTATAGTTACGACTATCTTAAAAGTAAAAGAAAATATAAAGGTATGGGTGGGCAAGCTCCTACTAAAGATGGTCAGAAACATAGTGATGATTTTATTAAGAAAACATTCACGGCTGATAATGGTGTAAATCATTTTGTGATTAGAGATTGGGCTGCCCCTGGGTTTGAAGCAAAAGCTGGTATGGTTCCCAGAGAAGATCAGTTTATGCCTGAAATTATTTCTAATAGAATAGCATACAATTATCATTTAACGAATTCGTCAGTTACTGTTAATATGAAAGGCAGGTTAGATATTCAACCCGGAGATATTATTAATCTTACAGTGCAAGAACCTGATGTTTCGTTAAGTGGCAAAATGAATACAAGAAAAAGCGGTTTGTACTTAGTGTTCAACACGGTACATGCAATAGACAATGAACAACTAAATTCGTCTTTTAGTTTAGTTAAATATGATTGGGATAAAGGTTATGCTGGGTAATAGCGGAGTCTCAACTCCACAATTCTTTATTGGCGTTGTAGAAAACAATGTTGATAAAACAATGGAAGGCAAAGTTCAAATTAGAGCTTTCGGTCTCCACGGTACACACGAAGATATAGAGACACAAGATTTACCTTGGGCAGTTTGTGCTGCTGGCAATTACGATCCAAATAATCCACCACCCCCATTAAATTCATTTGTTTATGGGATGTTCTTAGATGGACGAATGGCACAGCACCCAATGGTACTTGGTTTAATCCCAGGGACATATAATAAAGAAGCTGATCCTGCGGTTGATGGCTTTGGTGTTATCGCAGATAAAGATGGTGATTTGTTAGGAAGAGGATATGGTCCTAGAGACTTCAACTCCGGTGGTGGTCCTGATAAGTTAGCTCGTGGCGAAAATCTATTAGAAACATATCTATTAAGTATGGCAGCTAATAGAGTCCACGATCAAAAGATTGCTGAATCAGATGAAACGTGGGCAGAGCCACCCCCATCGTACGCAACAAAGTATCCATATAATAAAGTAATTAAAACGGCGAATCATAGTATTGAATTAGATGATTCTCCTGGCGCTGAACGTATTACGATTCATCATAGAGCAGGTTCTTATATTGAAATAGATTCCAAAGGTACTGTTTCGGAAAGAGCTCAAGGTGATCGTTACGAAGTTAATATTGGTACAAAGCACGAATCGTCAGGTCATAGTGTTGTTACAATTAATGGTAACGCTCATGTCTATGTTAAAGGTAATAAGACTGAGGAAATTGAAGGCGATTATAAAATGCTTGTTCACGGTCAAGCCGAGTTTGGTGTTGGTGGACAATTTACAATAAACAGTGGAGATCAAGTTCAGGTTCGTGGTGCAAACGTTAAGCTTGAAGCAAACGTCGGTATTATGACACTGATGGGCAAAAAGGAAATACAGTTTGAAGCAACGAATCAATTAAACTTTGTTTCTCAAAATATAAAGAACACTGCGTTATTAAGTTATGATGTATATTCTAATAAGAGTATTAAATTTACTTCTGTAATGGATATACATAATGTTGCTTCTAATATTATTAACCTAGCTCATGGTTTAATTCCACCAAATAACTTATCAGGATCTGTTGGTGCACCGGGATGGAGTCTAACAACACCTGCCGTTAATATCACTGCAGCAACTGGTAGCTTTATTGGCGTTTGGAATGCAACTGCGATTAACTCTGGTATAATTACTTCAAGTAGTGTTGTTAATTCTCCATCGGTTGTCGCAACTTCGGTGGCAGCAACTACCGGTGACTTTAGTACTTTGGGTGCACCACTGATGACGGCAACAGGAGCTGCATATAATGGCGGTTATCGACCACCGGTTGTAAGTGTATCAATACCAAGTGTACCTGCATTAATCCCAGGCGCAATAAGTACACCACTCGCTGCACCTGTTCCGGGGTTTAGTTCAGGTTGGGCATATCCTACAGGTAATAGTCCGGTGTTCTTTGCTAAAGTATTAACAAGTCCATTCTCATTACTTGCGAACTTGCCTCCGTTAGGAACAGGTGCATGGGGTATGATTGAAGTTAAAGCTCCGGAACCTCCGAGCAAGTCAATGGCTATTATGCCTAGGGGTTACTTCTCTTTAGGTTGGTCTGCCGGATTTATGTCCGCAGTTGATGATAGCGCAAAAGGAGAGATATTCTAATGGTTGATGCATGTATTGATAGAGATGACCAAACAACTCAAAACAGATTAGCACTAACACCCAGCGCAATAGTAACTGATTCTGAAGGTAGATTTACTTCTGCTCAAATTGATGCTATTACTAGAGAACTTGCGAATAACATTCTTGCTGAAGCTGAAACAAATCCTTTGCTCGTAGCCAAGAACAAATATGGTAATGGAATATATACTTCTACCGATTATTTAAATGGATTACTTAGACAACAGATTGGCGATCTTACAGAATATCCTGATTTAGATGCAAGATGGACACGCGGTAATATATCAAGTTTAGAAACTGCTGATTTCCTTAAGGCGTATAATTATACTCCAAGTGGTTTTGAAAGCCAAACAGATACTCAAAAGTTAGCAAGAAACTTAGACTCGTATTACAAAAACGATTTCAGTTCAAGCATACTTGGTGGATTCTGCGATAGGTTTGATTCTGTCTTTGCTTCAATAGATGCGTTCTTTGATTTAATTGGAACAGTTGAGAATCTAATTACTGATGTATTAGATTTTGTTAATAAAGTAAGAACATACGATGGTTTAAAAGATCTAACCGTTAAAGGTGTTATCGAAAAACTAATTAAAGAAATTAAGAAAAAGATTAAAGCTGTAATAAAGAAAATCTTTGATGAAGTAACAGACATGGTCGATAACTTTGATCCATCCAAGATCACTGAAGACATGGAAACGTTTATTGATAAATCTGTTGTGAAAGGGATAATGACAACACGCGAACAAATGTGTGCATTCTTTACTGACGCAAATAAGAAAAGTATTACAGATAAACTAATGGGTTTAATTGATTACGCGATTAGTTTATTCGAAAGCCCAGGAATTGAAGAAATACAATTTATAATATCAAGAGTATGCTCGTTGGCAGCAAACGTTGAAGCGTTAATACGAGATATTAAATCACCGCTTGATAATTATGCAACTAGATATTCGCAAATAGTAAATAGATTAAGGAATATCTCAAATGTTGCGTCTAGTAGTGCTATATCAGCTGGAGCTATACGTTTCTCTCCGACGACTAGGAAAGAGGTAATAAATAGATTAGAAGGCAGATGGGTTCAGCCTGATGGCAAAACTATTACAAATACAGGTAAAGAACCAGTTAACATCGCGCCTATTACTGCTAAAGATTATAAAGAACTGCCAAGATGCGGTAATGTATTTAAAGGAACTGATAATGTATTTAAAGTCGAAGGAGATAGCTTCGATGAAAAGGATGGTGTTGGAATTACAGCCTATACTCGCGTTGATCTTGATGTTAAGGTTTATCTAAAGCGTGTTCAGGTACTTACTGGTCAGCCACTTACAATTGTATCAGGTTGGGTAAGTAAGGCTTACAACAAGAAAATAAAGGGCAACGAAGAGAATAGCCATTTAAGTGGTCTTGTTGTCGATATTAAAAAGGATATGATAGATCCTGCCCAATTTATAAAGGACGCGTTGAATAACGGGTTCAAATATGTTAAAGAATACGATGATTTCATTCATTTAGATATAAGAGAAATAATTTAATGTCAATAGCAACATACTTATCGCCGACAAAGAAAAAGATCAGTTTAAACTCTGATTTTAGAAAAGACTTACTTGTTAGTCCAGTCTCGAAAGATCTTGCGTTGCTTAAAGATGAAGATGCAGTAAAGGAATCAATTAAAAATTTGATTCTAACAGATCGCGGCGAACGTTTAATGCAACCTTACATAGGTGGCAATATAAGAGCTATGCTTTTTGAAAACATGACACCAGGGACTCTCAAATTAATTAAAGACAGAGTAACAACTACAGTTGAAACCTACGAACCTCGAGCGGAACTAATAGATGTATTTGTGTCAGGTGATTTAGATACGGCAAACGTTTCCGTAAGAATTACATTCTACATTCGTAATGCAGAGCAACCAATTCAGTTAGATGTTATTTTACAAAGGAACAGATAGAGATGGCAAATCCAAAGACTCCAATTACAGAACTTGACTTTGATAGTATCAAGGAACAGTTAAAACTGTATTTACAAACGCAAACACAATTCAAGGATTATAACTTTGAAGGGTCGAACATGAGTGTTCTTCTCGACGTGTTATCGTTTAATAGTTATCAAAATAACTTCTACACAAACATGGCCATTAACGAAATGTTTCTTGACTCTGCCGTCCTTAAGAACTCAATCGTTTCCCATGCAAAAGAATTAAACTATTTGCCAAAGTCACGCAAATCAGCTAAGGCAACTCTGAATGTTACAATAGTAGATAACAGTTCAACTGCCTCAACTATTACGATTCCACAGTATGCACCTTTTACTTCAACGTATCAAGGTGAAAGCTTTAACTTTGTAACAGACGAAGCATACACAGCAAGAAGAGTATCCCCTAATACATACATCGCTGAGAATGTTGATGTATATGAAGGTGAAATGCTAGTCAGTTTCCAAAAAGAAGGATTCATTGTAGATGCGGACGGTGTACTGAGAGTTAACCTAACAAACAACGAAGTAGATACCGATTCACTTGTCGTGTTTGTTGATGCTGAAGCAACTGATGATCAGAATATATTTACAAAGGCAACTACAATCTTTGGTGTTAGTCCATTAGATAAAGTATTCTATGTTGAACCGTTTCTTGATGATAAGTATGCAGTATACTTTGGTAAGAATCAATTTGGTTTACAACCTGAAGAATTCGAAGATGTAAGAGTACGATATAGAATTACATCTGGTGTTGAAGCTAATGGTGCATCAGTGTTCTCTGCAAGCTTTATCGAAGGCGCGACAATTTCTCCAGTAATTATTGCTGGTGGTCAAGCTGCAGGTGGTTCAGAAAGAGAATCAATGGAAAGTATTCGATACTTTGCTCCTAAGGCATTGCAGATTCAAGAAAGAGCAGTTACTACGTCTGATTACGAAGTACTATTACAACAAGCATTTCCTGAGATTACTGCGGTGTCTGCTTACGGTGGCGAACAGTTAGATCCACCTCAATACGGAAGAGTAGCAATATCGGTATACTTAAATGATAATACAGAAATTATTTCTAGTACATTATCTAATTCATATATAAGATATCTAAACGAAAGAAGCCCGTTAGGAATTGAGCCCATCTTTGTACAAACTGAATTTGTATACGCTGATGTGATAGTTTCAGTTAAATATAGCAAGAAGACAACTGAAAAGACAGCAGCTGATCTCGAAGCATTAGTTAGAACAGCAATTACCGCTTATTCAGATAATAATTTAGAAGACTTTAATAAAACATTAAGATCATCAAAACTTGCTGGAATTATTGATGCGCTAGATACGGGTATCGAAAGTACAGAGTTAAAAGTATCACCTATTATTGAATACTCGCCACCAGTTAATTATAATACGAATCCTACGTTTAAGTTTGAAGCTGAATTGGTTAAACCTTATCCTTATAAAAGTGCGAATGGTTTTACGAATTTTAAACCTGCGGTTAAATCTTCTGTGTTCGATGTTAAAGGTACTTGTGTATTCTTACAAGATGATGGCGCAGGAAACATTATGTTTGTTACTGACGAAGTAACAAATCCACAGATCACTAATCCTACAGCAGGTACGGTAGATTATACAACAGGTTTAGTTAAGCTAACAAACTTTGAAGTAGAATCATATACTGGTGCAGCAATTAAGATTACTGCAACGACCAAGGAGAACGATGTTAAGGCTCCAAAAGGTCGCGTGTTTATTGTAAGAGATACTGATGTTAAAATAGGAATGTATTTAGAAGAGTTCCAATCTCCGGTAGCAACACAATCGGCAACGAACCCACCTAACACTACTATCAATACAGTATACTAATTAGAGAGAACAGATATGCCGCAAGGTGATATAGAAAAGAATCTATCGCTTTTTATTAAGCAACAATTTCCTGCGATATATCGTGAGAACGGACCTGAGCTCGTACAATTAGCCGAAGACTATTATAAGTTCTGTGAAACTCAAACGAATCAGTCTGTGTATCACCAGAGAAGGTTGTTTGAACATAAGGACATTGATACTACACTTGAGAGTATGCTTATATTCTTTAAGAAAAAGTATCTTGATAATCTACCGCTCAAAACTGATAACGTAAAGTTTATTGTTAAAAACATTCTAGACTTGTATAGATCAAAAGGTACTAAAAGAGGTATAGAATTATTCTTTGCTATATTCTATCAGGAGTTTGATATTGAAATACTTTATCCTTCTGAAAGAATGGCAAAGGTGTCTGATAGTGAATGGAAACAAGGTGTATACCTACAGATGTTTCCAAACGATGGTGCCTTTCTATCAAAAACTGGCGCAGAATATACTTACTACAATTTATTATCTCGTAACGTTACAGGATCTTCCTCTAAAGCAAAGGCTGCCGTAAGATCGGTTAACTTCTTTATTCTAAATAACATTAGAACAGCTATTGTATATCTCGATGATATAAAAGGTAACTTTGCTAAATACGACAGCATACATACTATTATTAATGGAGAGTTAGTTAACTTTGGTAGAATTAATGGTTCTCTTTCAAGCTTTGATATTGATAAAAATGGCGAGGGTCAAACTGGAATCGAAGTTGGATCTGTATACGAAGTTAAACAAAAAGACGGTCGTGCAGGTAAAGCAATAGTAACAGAAGTATCTGATGAAACCACGGGCAAGATAACTTATACGTTAGAAGACGGCGGTTACGGTTATCAGCTAAACAATACAAGGCTATTAGTATCTAATCAATCCATTATCACAAATAATAGTTTTACTGGTTATAATCAAGGTTTTGTAAAATACGAAACTTTATCAGATCAGAATAATAATTCTGGTTATGTTATTGGTCAAAACGACAGTTCTATCGGTTTACTTATGGATGCTGGTGATGCATTCAATGCTAGCAGTGTCATAACTACAGTCAGGCCAAATATTATCGTTAACGGTGTATCTACTCCTGTACCGCAGTTAACTATTACTGTTGCATCAGGAGGCAACGAAGTTACATCAAAGAACGAATCTTCACCGGGACCATTGTTTCCTGATACCGCAGATGCAGACGATGTTAAAGTTAGTGCATTAAGGAATGTATCAATCGCTTCTGTTATAACGGATGTAGTAGCTCCGCATCTTCCAACAGTAATTAATCAGGCTGACTATTCAACAACTGCTGCGTTCTCAGGTACTGCTTCGCCAGTTACTTTTACAACGCCTTTAGATGAAGCCTTTGATATTCAAGATCTTACAATAGGTGAGATCGTTGGGTTTGAAAATATTAACCCCGGTTCAAATTATAGAAACGATGTATTCGTTGCTGTACAAGATAACATATTCAACAAGTTTGACCGAAGAAGTCAACTTATAACATTTGCAGATGCTGGTGATGCAGGTAGTTTCTCAATTGGCGATATCGTTACAGAACCAAGCACTAACATATCTGGTCGAGTTATAGACGTTATACAGAATGGCGGATATATTTCAGTAATGCCATTTAGTTGTTATGGATTTAACGGAAGCAGTATAAGACTATCCGGATCCATAGGTGATAATAAAGTGGTGTCTAGTGTGACAGCAGATTATTCTGATTCGTCTCAAGTGATGGGCGATAGTGCTATCGTTGATGCCGAAACAAAATTTGCGTTTGGTAGAGTATCTAAAGTTAATATATTATCATCAGGATTTGGATATGTTGATTACGGAAAGCCTGAAACGTTTGGTACAGGATACGGACAATTAATAGATACCGATGGCGAGGTTGTTGCTTCAGGTTGGGTTGGTGCAGATAGGCAAGGTACTACTGAAGGTTATTGGGCTGGTGAAAATTCTCACTTAAGCGGATACATTCAGAACAGTGTAACTAATGTCACAACGATATTACCAAATAGTAATTTTGCGTTAGCAGTCACGGCAGTCGCCGCAGGATCAGATCCTGTTAGTTCAGTTGTTGGTTTAGCACCAGAATTCGAAAACTGGGCAAACAGTGTAGGCTCAGACGGATATGCTTATGGTGATATTACTGGTGATGGAAGTATAACGTCAGCTGACGGATTACAATTTGCCAAGATCTCTGTCGGTTCATCAGTACCAGCTGCCCAAACCGCAAGATGGAATGATATCATTGTACCAAGCTTGAAAACAAAGAGCTGGTACTTGGAAATGGAAAATGTAATATGGACAACAGATTCAATTGTTAGTACCTACGATCAATCGTATTACGATTCTGGTGTTAGAGTACAAGATAGCAATTACTTCCAAGAGTATTCATATCAAATTAAATCATCGTTACCACTTCAGGAATATGAAGAACTATTAAAACAAAATGTTCACCTAGCAGGTAGCAAATTGTTTGGAGACTTTATATTTAAATCTTATCAGGCTTCAACGATTAAGCCAAGGTTTATGAGATTGTTTAATGATGATGGGGGTGGATCGCCATTTGATCTTGCGAATACCTCATTACTTGAAGCATCGGTAACAAACTTCACGGTTGATAGCTCTTTTATATCTGTAGACCACGAACCAGTATAATAAATATTTAAAATAAAGATTCACTAGGAAATAAGCCATGACAAAGCAAGTAATTAATATCGGAACAACGGCAAACGACGGGACGGGTGATCCGTTACGAATTGCATTCGATAGAGTAAACGATAACTTTAACGAAGTTTACAATGCGCTGGGTAATTCGCAAAACCCAATTGATCTATTCGATAATAACGGCGCGCTTGATCTATTAGGTAAACCGCATAAAGTATCTTTCTTATATGATACTAAAGCATTAGTTGATGCAGTGTCGCCTTCGACTTATCATGGTGCTATTGCACACGCACACGATACTGGAACTGTGTATTATGCACACGGTTCATGGAGAGGATTACTAACTGATAACTCAGCAGGAGACGTATTAAATTATGTTGACCCGCTAAATCTAATATCGTATAAAGCTAATGTTATTAACGAAGATAACTCTGCAAATACTGCAAATCTTATTCTTAAGTCAACTGGCACCGGTTCTTATGAATGGGTGGCGCAAGCGCAGTTTGACACAAGCCTAACTCAACTTACTGATGTTGTGATTTCAAGTCCTCAGGCAGACCAAGTATTAGCTTACAATGGTTCTGAGTGGACTAATCTATCGCCAACAGGTGGAAGCGGTGGAGCTAATCTGTTTAATACTGTCGCAGTTGGTAGTGATAGCATTACTGCTGATAGTGAGACAGATACTTTAACACTAGTCGCAGGATCTAATGTTACTCTTACAGCAAATACATCAACTGATACGATTACAATTGCTTCAACTGGCGGTTCTGGTGCAACGAGCTTACTTGCTCTAACTGACGTTGGTTCTGATGGAACTAATGGTCAAGTATTAACCACAGACGGTAGTGGTGCATTTACGTTTACAACAATAGGTGGTGGAAGTGGTGGAGATTATGCTGATTCCGATGTTAGTGCTCATTTAAATACAAGTGCAGCAACTACGAATCAGATATTAAGTTGGACAGGTTCTGACTTTGCTTGGGTTGCAGATCAAACGGGTGGCAGTTCATACACTAACTCAAATGTTGATACTCATCTAAATTCCGGTACTGCAGCATCAAGCCAAGTATTAAGTTGGGATGGTTCTGATTATGCTTGGGTTGCTCAATCAGGAGGTGGCGCGGCAAGAGTTACTGAAACTGAAACAACAGCTTCTATTACAGATGGCGCAACTGGAAATGTTGAGTTTGCCACGTTAGGTAAATCATTCGCAATACAAAAAGTAACTGCACAAAAAGAATCGTGGATACGAATCTATTCTGATACGGCTTCAAGAACGGCTGATGCAAGTAGAACTCAAGGAACAGATCCTGCTGATGGTTCTGGTGTTATTGCTGAGTTTATTGCTACGTCTCCAAACACTGAATTTAAAGTTACTCCTGCCATTTACGGTTGGCTTGATGATTCAGAAACAGCAGTTCCTGTAGCAATACAAAATAATACTGGCGGAACAACCACATCTTCAGTTACAATTCAAGTATTAAAGATAGAGTCATAATATATGGATAAGCAACTTTATAACGTATTACTAGAACAGGGTTCTGACGAAGCAGCTTTCTTAGCTACCGAAGCAGCAGGCATGACGTGCTACGATAATCTTAACCTTTTTGATATGTTATTGGTTATGCAATTAACTGAAGAAGAAGCAAATACTTTATCAGAGAGTCCAAAAGTAAAAGCTGTTGAGAAAGAATTAGTAGCCGAACCTAGTTCATATCCAACAACTACCCCCAGATACGAATCTAGTGGTGCTACTTTTAGAACAAGAACAACACCGCCAACGAATGGTAATGGTAAAAATTATACTGGAATGAATATGTTTTTCACCAGTGAATTTGATCCTGCCTCGGGGTTCACTGGTGATTCGGCTGGTTACTTTGGTGATTTTAATTTTGACGATACAGTTAAATCAAACTTCCTTGGTGACTATGTTGATATAGTTGCAGTAGAAGCAGGCGACGAATCAAACGCTGTTGGTAATGGGCATCAAAACCATGTTGATTTTCAAGAGTTTGATAGCACAACTAGCAGATTCGTTCCAATGGATTGGTCGAGCATAAACTCATCCCTTGATACTACTTTAAATAATCAAATTACTAACCCAAATGGAACTAGTAATAATGGGTACTTTACTTCTCATGCTGCTGGAGTATTAAGCGCAGCAGGTGGTAAGTATTGTGGTTGGGGCAAAAATTCTTCTCTTAGAGTAATATATCTTGGCGGTGAATCAATTTCTTCTGTTTATTATGCTATTCTTCAATTTCATATTGATAAAGCAGTTAATCCTGCTACTGGTGTAAAGAACGCAACGGTTATTACAGGAGCATACGGTTATTCAGGACTCGAACATTCGAAGTTTTTTGATATTGAAGATTGTTCATATATAGAAGCAAGAGATCCAGTTACTAATGCCACTACTACGTATAACAGAGGCGGTTACTTAGAAGGTGAAGAATTTAATATCACAATGACTGCTAGTGGTTCTGCAGAATACATAGTGACTGGTGGCGATCGAGTATTTACCGGAGCTACAGCATCAACACCTCTAGGCAATAGAGGCATTACTGTAAAACCGGGCGATAGAATTACAATAACTAATAATGCGTCAGGAGGCCATCCTCTCTATATTAAAACTTCACAATCTGGTGGATCTACTAGTGATCTATATGCTGGAGTAACAGGACAAGGTACATCAGAAGTATCTTTTATCTTACCTGACGCAAATATAGTATTGTATTATATTTGTGGATTTCATTCAGCAATGACTAGTACTATTGCATGCAATAAGGATACTACAACTTGGAGTCAAGATCTTAGACCATTTGTTAGATCTGGCATTATTCCAAGAGTAATTCAAGACCCTGCAGATAATATTGATAAGTGGATGATTTCAGTACCAAGCTCAAGTCGTTATAGTGCTTACGACACCATCATGCAAACAGTTGCTGGTTATAGTGGAATTTATCATTTTAAAAGTGCAGGTAATAACTCTCACGTTGGAGTAGATCCAGACGATAACAGATGGAACACACGCGTTAGACAAGACGGCAATAGTGCTTATGTTATTAATGCTGTTGCTGGTCAAGTAAATAGTTTTACTTCAACTGCAAATCCTGGGGCAACTGATAATTATCCATTAAGATGTTTTGTTGATGGTGGAGATAATCAATTTACTGTTGCTGCTTGCCAACAAGATGACACAAATAGATTGTTAGACGATTATAGTAATAGAGGTCCAATGATTGACATTTCTTGCTATGGTGCACAAACTT